GATGGTGGATTTATGCCGATTGACCTAGCTAATAACTCAAATAATCAAATTATTGAGGGATATTCTAAAAACATTGATGTTTATTCTATTATTCGTAAAATAGTTGATGTGTTAAAATCTAATCCTTGGATTGTAGAAAAGCAGCTATCAAAAGGAACATGGAAAGAATTAAAAGACACGCCAATTCATCAGCTAATGGACCAGCCAAACAAAACAAAGGGCTATACATGGGATGATATAGAAGAAATGATTGCTATTTATTTATTGGTAACTGGCAATACTTACATCAAAGGCACTAAAGCAATTGGTTTTGAAGAAATATCGGAACTTGAAATATTGCCTACAAATGGTATAGTAATTATTAATCCAAACCTCAACTATTTTAATCCTAAATACGAATATATTTTTAATTATGGTGTTACCTCAAAAACATTTAAGCAAGACGAATTAAAACACATTAAATATTTTAACCCCAATTTAGCCACATTTCAATATGGATTAAGCCCGTTACAAGTGGCGGCCAATGCAATTCAAGTAGGAAATGAAAGATGGGCAGCTGATGCAAGTATTTTAGGAAACAGGGCAGTTGCTGGTATGATAACGGATAAGTCAAATTTACCAATGCAGCCAGAAGAAGCCGAATTACTTGGCAAAGAAACCCGTAAACGAATGGGAGGTGCTACCAAGTTTGGTCAAATAATGGTAACTAACAAAGATTTAAGTTACATTCCATTAGGATTAAGCCCCGAAGATTTACAGCTATTAGAAAAAGGAAAAGTGACTACCAGAGCTTTGTGCAATATTTTAGGTTTAGATTCAAGTTTATTCAATGACCCAGATAATAAGACTTACAATAACCGAAAGGAAGCGGAAAAAGCAATGTACACAAATTGTATTATTCCTTTAAGCATTAAAATTTCAGAGGCATTAAGTCAATATATTTGCCCTACATTTTACCCAGATCAAGTTGTAAGAATGAGGCAAGATTTTAGCGGAGTTGAATGTTTGCAAGGAAACAAAAAAGAGGAAAGCGAAACAAGGCGCAATGATGTTACAACCGTATTAAAGCAGTTCAAAGGAGGGTTTATAACTTACAATGAGGGGTTACAGTTGTTGAATAACAACCGTGTTGATGGTATGGATTTATATTTCTGGCAAATGGACGATGCAATGCGTGCTAAATTTGATTTAACTAACTTGGATTTGCAAAATTCGCAAAATCAACAAAATTAATTTGCGATAATCAATAATAATTAAATACTTTTGTACCATGAGCAAAACAAAAACTAAAGCAGAATTAGACAAAATAAAAGCTGAAAGTATTAAAAAACAAGGTAAAATTGTAAAGAAATAATGATAAAATCAATATACTTTCCAAATCGAGAGTTTGCCACTAAGGCTGAATTGTTTGATGCTATCAAGAAAGATGAAAAGCGAATCAAGGCTTTGAAAGGTGCTGAAATTATATTGAGCCACGAAAGAGGTCATATTTCTAAAACAGCACTTGTTTTAAAAGGCTCAGAGGCTAAGGCTTTAAATATTGAAGATGGATATTTTTATCCAGTAATAAATACCACAAACTATTTAGATAGCCATAATGATGTTCATATCCCTAAAATTTGGAATAAATCAATTTCGGAGCAACAAGGTAGTATTTTTTATGTAGCCGATCACTCATTAAAAATAAATGATGTTATTGCCTGGAATACCGATGTTGAGGTTATGACAAAAACATTAAATTGGAATGTAGTAGGAAAAGATTTTGAAGGACAAACTGAGGCTTTAATATTTAAAGTTAAAAAAGAATCAATTTGCAATGATGCTGCTGAAGATATTATCGAAAAAAATAAGCCCGTTCAAAATAGTGTAAGAATGCAATATGTAGTATTTCATACTTGCATTAATGATAAACGCCCAGAATACAAAACAGAAAAGGCAAATTGGGATAAGTATTACCCAATGGTTGCCAATAAAGAAGTTGCAGATGCTGACGGTTATTTTTGGGCTGTTACTGAGGCTAAAATAATCAAAGAGGGTAGTATGGTATTATTTGGAAGTAATGATGCTACACCAATACTTCAAACCCCATCAACAGAGGAAACAAAATGTACTAATTGCAATTCAGATATGACGGGCGAATATTGCTCATCATGTGGAACGCAACGTAAAAATATTGAGCCGTCAAAAGACACTCAAAAAGAAGCAGCCGCGTTGGCACTGCGGAATAGTAAAATAAAATCAATTATTAATCAATCACAATTCTAAAAAAAATGAAAGAATTAAATTACAAGCCGTGCAACGCGAACACGATGAAAATAAAACACGCGAAAAGAAAGCAAACATTAAGCCGCGTGCTATTGTTTGTATTTGTATTATTTGCTGGCATTGGTATTGCCAATGCTGATTTTAGCAAAATGGATAAAGGAGCCGCAATTGGTAGCGGTATCAGTTTAGCAACAGTGTTACCTTTTATGGTGAGCGGTAAATTCAAAGAATTAAAGGGAGAAGAACTTGATACTTTTTTAAAGGAGGCACAACCAGAAGATGTTGCAAAATACTATGACGAGTTGAACAAAATGAAAAAAGAGGCACTTGATAAAGCAATTGAATCTAAGGCGAGTAAAGAAGATTTGGATAAGCTAAAGCAAGAATTAGCCGAAAGTTTTAACGAATCAACAAAAGCCCTAAGAGATGCAATTAAAGCGCAAGGCTTAGCGATGCAAAAAATAATTGACGGCATGCCAAACGGTGGTGAAAAAACATCATTAAAAGCGGAAGTTGATAAGTTTATAAAGGATAACCACGATGAAATTAAGCGTATTAAAAAAGCTGGTCAAGGTTTTATTGAAATGAAAGTTGTGGGTTCTATTACAACTGGTTCAGCTGCTGTTCCAGATGGTATTCCAGCATTGCAAGGTGTACAAGTAGCCCCTCCAAACAATGTTAATTTTAGAGGCGTTATTATTGATGGGTTAGTAACAACCATTCCAACATCACAAGCTAGTTATGCGTACACTGAAACTATCCCTAAAGACGGTGATTATACATTCCTTGCAGAGGGCGGAACAAAGCAAGAAATTGACTTTAAAATCGAAACCCGTTATGCCGCACCTAAGAAATTAGCTGCTTACGAAAAGTTAACAGAAGAAGCCGTAACTGACATTCCAAATTTACAAGCGATTGCATATAATTTCTTATTGCAAAAGCATAATTTAAAACGTGAAAATGGCATTTTATTTGGCGATGGTACTGGAGATAATTTAAAAGGCGCAACTGTTTACGGTCGCGTTTTTAGTGCTGGAGATTTAGCAAATGCAGTTGTTGCACCTAACTTTATGGATGTTGTAAATGCTGCCATTACAGACATTTTCACAACTCATAACTATACAGATGAAATGCCTTACATGGCTAATTTGGTAATGATTAATCCTGCTGATTTTTATATAGAATTAGTTTCTGCTAAAAATTCATTTGGTATGCCATTGTATCCACAAGCATCATTATTTAACCGTGTAACTATTGGCGGTGCAACTATCATTCCTTACATGGATATTCCAGCAGGCAAAATATTTGTGGCCGATATGAGCAAATATAATATTACTAATTATGTTGGTTATACTGTTAGAATTGGATGGGTAAATGATGACTTTATCAAAAATCAATTTGTAATACTTGGAGAAAGCAGATTGCATGGTTTTGTTAAGAAACTTGATGAGGTTGCGTTCTTATATGATGATATTGCAACCATTAAAACAGCTATCGAAAAAGTATAAACATGAGCAAAAAATCTAAAGAATCGGCACCTAAAAAAACGGGTGCCGATTTAAAACCAAAACAAGTTGAAACGAAACGTGCCGATTTTACTCCTAAAAAAGTTGATCTAAATTCTTTATTATTGCCAAAAGAACAAAAAGTTGAAATTGAAATAATTAAAGATTTGGCATTAATGAAAATTGGGGATAAAAAGGTGGTTAATATTTCAACAGCTAATCAAATGGTTAAATTAGGTAATGCAAAAATAATCGAAAAATAAAACATGAAAAAACTATTCACACTTTGCTTAATGGTGCTGACATTCGCATCATTTGCACAATATCCAAGTGGTTTTGTAACAAAAACTATGACTGGTGGAACGCTAACAAATAGCGGGACTACTTATGTAA